GTCGCAACAAGGGAAAAGAGAACGACAAGGAAGGTAAGCGAGCTGATGAACCTGACGCATTTCTTAGCGTTGTTAAGCAGAGGCACGGTGATTGGGAGGGCACGGCTGGGCTTTGGTACGATCACCCTAGCCAGTCATACACCAGCGGAGAAAGAGCGCCAGTTGTAGGCGTAGACCTATGAAACCATCAGACCAAATCTGTGACATATGCGGAAAGAGACGCGGAAGACCTAACAACCATACTCTATGCTCGATAAAGCGAAAGCTTAAACAGCAGGAATCTCTAAAGGATAAGGCGGATGCAGGGATGCTCCGGCCTGCCGACCATGTGTAAGACGTGTATATCCAGCATTGAAATAAACAGAGTATTGATTTGCCGGATGATTGACCAACCAGCGGTAAGGGTTTGCCGCTTCTACTGTTACGAACCAGGAACAACAGATGAAATTAATTAAGGCTTGTCGTATATGCGTCAGAGGGCCAGAACCAAAGAACCTGACAAGCTCACCCTGCAAAACATGCGGTGATGAGCTAATAAACTTCATCGCTTTGCACTATTTGGCAGAAGAAGACCGGATGGATGTCATTGGGCAAAATGGCAATGACGGACTTCACTACGACGACCCTATTGTTGAGTCTGTCAAAGAAAAAATGTCAGCCAGGTCTAAAGCAGGTTTGATGAAGTATGGGCAGCATCTTGACCGAACGGACTTGAGCAGGACGCAATGGCTTATTCACGCACAGGAAGAAGCGATTGACTTGGCAAATTACATAGAAGTTCTGATTAGGCTAGAATGCAAGCATGACTGAACGCAGAGTAATTGATTGGGAATCAATCGAGCGCGATTACCGCGCGGGGGTGCTGACGCTGCGTGCATTGGCGTCGCAACACGGCATCTCTGAAGGCGCAATAAGGCTGAAGGCAAAGAAGGAAGATTGGCCGCGAGACTTGTCAGCGAAGATCGCCGCGAAGGTTGATGACCTGCTACGCAAGAAAGAGTTACGCAATAACTACGCAACAGAGAAAGAAAGCGTAGCAAATACCGCACAGATGCAAGCAGATTACATCTTCAGCAGCCGCAAGGACATCAGCAAGCAGGAAGAGATTACGCAACGCTTGGTTGAAGAGCTTGAGACATGCGGCGATGAGTTGGGCGAGAAGGTAAAGATCAACAAGGCGCTCGCGGAGACTCGGAAAATCCTGATCGGACTGCAACGCCAGGCGCTGAACATCCAAGACGGCAGCCTGCCTGCAGGTGATGCAGCAATCGAGACAATCCGCCGCCTAATCGTTCGGCCTGACAATGGCTAGCCTGGACATCCCAACCGCTGCTGTATTCGAGCCGTTGTTATCTCCATCACGGTATAAGGGGGCACACGGTGGTCGTGGGTGCTGCCACCCTGATACGCTGATAGATACTCCAGATGGCCAGGTGAAGATCAGCGAATTTAAAGGCGGCATGGTGTTCTCGTGGTGCGATGGAAAAATAGTCAAGGCAATCGCAACAGCGCCAATAGAATACGAAGATGCGCAGCTTTACCTTGTGACTCTAGCGGATGGACGGAAAATATCAGTCACTGACCAGCATCGGTTTTTGACTCAACGGGGATGGGTAGAATGTCGTAACCTTTCCACGTTCGACGCGGTTGTCTGCGGGCGCGATCAAGAGATTCAAGACCTTCACTCGACCAATCAGGAAATTTCCCCGTCAGTGTCTCGCGCAGATGCTCGGCGTTACTCGAAAACGCACGCAGGTTATCAGGGTGGTTATTCTTCGGGTCTCCGTCGATATGGTCTACTACTTCAGTCGGTAGTAGGTATCGTCCAAGCTTTGCTTCGAGAACTAGGCGATGGACTGCGACGTAGTTACCGTGCTTTGATGCCTGTGGGTGGCCAGGGCTTCGCTTGTACAGATAGCCTTTTACTTCCTTTACCCCACCCTTCCACCCAACCCGCTCGTGTTCTCGCGGAGGATGGAAGTTTTGAAGGGATGGAAAGCCATAGGCGCGGAAAATCTTCTGAATGGCTTTTGGCGTTGTTCCTAGCTTTTCGGCTATTTCGTGCGAGTACAGTCCATCAGCGGCAAGGTCTCGGATCGTTCGGAGCTTATCCGGTGTTTTTGAACGACTGTATTCGGGTTGGAAGTCGGCAAACAGGGAGCGGCACGCAGCTCGCCGTGAGTATTGATAAGTCATTGAATTATAGTGGTAGTGGTAACAACTTCATTTTGAACCGCGTAGTATCTATTTGCAATCACGACCGCCTTAAATATTGGGATTTGCACGTACCATATTACGAAAACTACCTATCTAGCGGGATAGTGAATCACAACTCTGGAAAAAGTCATTTTTTCGCGGAGAAGCTGATAGAGGACTGCCTTGCAGAACCAGGAGATTCAGGTGAAGGGATGCGAGCCGTGTGCATCCGAGAGGTACAGCAAGACCTCGCACAATCCTCTAAGCTGCTGCTAGAGACAAAGCTTGGCGTCATGAAGCTGGGCGAGAAGGACGGATTCAAGGTTTACCGGGATGTAATAAGCACACCTTCTGACGGCCTGATGATCTTCAAGGGAATGAACGACTACACTGCCGACTCGATAAAGTCATTGGAAGGTTTCAAGCGTGCGTGGTGGGAAGAAGCTCAGACCGCAACGGCTCATAGTTTGATGATGCTTCGTCCGACGATCCGATCACCCGGTTCTGAGCTGTGGTTTAGCTGGAATCCGCGAAGGAAGTCCGACCCGGTAGACATCATGCTGCGCGGAGAAGAAAAACCAACCAGCGCTGTCGTTGTAAGGGCGAATTGGCGCGATAACCCTTGGCTAACGGCAGAGCTAGAGCAAGAGCGAATAGACTGCATCCGCATGACGCCAGATCAGTACGACCACATATGGGAAGGCGGGTATATCTCCGTCGTTGATGGCGCGTACTATGCGAAACCACTGACGCAGGCTAGGCTGGATGGCCGGATAGGGCGAGTATCTGCTGATCCGCTCATGACCATGAGAGTCTTCGTAGACATCGGAGGAACAGGCGCAAAAGCAGACGCCTATGCTATGTGGGTGGCGCAGTTCATCGGCAAGGAAATCAGGGTTCTGGACTACTACGAAGCCGTCGGACAGCCGCTATCTACTCATATCGGATGGTTGCGTGAGAAAGGCTACACGCCAGAACGTGCGCAGATATGGCTACCACACGACGGGGCTACCAAGGATCGTGTGATTGACGTTTCGTTTGAGTCGTCATACCGCGATGCTGGGTATCGTGTAACGGTTGTTCCAAATCAAGGAGCTGGTGCTGCTAAGATGCGAATAGAATCCGGTAGACGGCTATTCCCTTCTATGTGGTTCAACGAAGAGAAATGCGGCGCAGGAATCGATGCACTAGGCTGGTATCACGAGAAGAAGGACGAACAGCGGAATATAGGGCTTGGGCCGGAGCATGATTGGGCATCTCACGGATGCGATGCGTTTGGCCTGATGTGTGTGGCCTACGAAGAGCCAAAAGCTGCAAAGATGAAGCCGATAGTCTATCCTTCTCACAATTACGGAATACGGTAATGAGCCTAGTTATACTAGCAAGGTTGAAAGCGTTAGAATCACGCATCAATGAACTTGAACGCCGGGAGGCGCTGCATGAAAATGGACGAATCCCTACTGAAAGCGGCAATCGAACAGCAGGAACAGAAAGCGCTGGGTTATCAAATGGGCGACCTCGCGGGCGACCGCGCAAAGAGCCTAGATGCGTACCTATCACGCCCGATGGGAAACGAGATTGATGGGCGCAGTCAGGTAGTCACCTCCGACGTAGCGGATTCAATCGAAGGCATCATGCCCGGTTTGATCCGGGTGTTCACATCCGGTGATGATGTTTGTGAGTTTGAACCGTTCGGGCCTGAAGATGAGCAACAGGCCAAGCAGGAAACTGATTACATCAACTACGTTCTGACTCAGCAGAACAGAATTCTGCCTATCCTACAAACATGGCTACGTGATGGTCTGATCAGCAAGGTCGGCTATGTCAAAGCGATTTGGGATGAATCAGAAAAGACCGAAGAGGAAACTTACCGAGGACTCGATGAAGACCAACTGGTCTACCTGCTGCAAGACAAAGATGTTGAGATCATAGGTCAGGCGCAGGACGAAACCGGATTCAGCGTCAAACTAAAGACCAAGAGCAAGGTAGGGCAAGTCAAGATCATTCCGTGCCCACCTGAAGAAGTTTTGGTCAACGCAGACCATACAGAGGTGTCGCTTACTCAAGCCAAGTTCGCGCAGCATCGAACCAGAATGACGATCTCCGACGTTCGAGCGATGGGTTACGACATCCCAGACGACATCGGCGATGACGTAGAAGGATTTTGGGGCGAAGAAGAAGTAGCCAGGCATCGATACGGCGACGAATGGTTCAACAACGACGCCGTGAGCGATCCCGCGATGCGGATGGTTACGTACAAAGAAAGCTACGTCAGAATCGACTTTGACGGAGATGGCTTGGCAGAGCTTCGCCGTGTTTGCATGATAGGAAGCACATTGCTCGCCAACGAGCCAAGTGGGTCAATACCATTGTGCGCTTGGACACCACTGATCATGCCACACCGCCATGTAGGCCGCTCGATGGCCGAACAGGTGCAGGACATCCAAAGCCAGAAGACGCTTGTTCTACGCGCTGGTCTGGACTCTCTGCACATGGCGCTTAACGGGCGGTGGGCGATCAGCGATCAGGTCAACCTGGACGATATGCTGGTATCACGCCCGAACGGCGTAGTTCGTATGGAGGGCGGATCACGACCCGGTGATGGTCACATTCAACAGCTCGTGCCTAGTGATGTGTCTGGTAACGCTTTCCCGATGTTGGAATACTTCGACGCAGTGCGGGAAACGCGAACAGGTATCACACGATATAACCAAGGGCTTGACGCGAATTCGCTGAACAAAACAGCGACGGGCATTCAGTCAATCATGAGCGCTGCACAGCAACGGATCGAACTTGTTGCACGTACCTTCGCAGAGACGGGCTTACGGGATTTGATGCTGTTGGTCCACGAACTTATACGCAAGAACAACACAAAGCCATCTATTGTTCGCTTGCGGAACAAGTGGGTTCCTGTTGACCCTCGTTCATGGAAGAACCGCTATGACATGACTATCTCTGTCGGTCTAGGAACCGGAAACCGTGAGCATCAGATGGCAAACATCACACAAATTCTCATGGCGCAGAAAGATGCTATCCAGATTGGCGTAGCAACACCGGAGAACATCTACAATTCGCTGGCAAAGCTTGCTGAAGCAGCAGGATTCAAAGCGCCTGAAGCTTTCTTTACCAATCCAGCCACGCAGCCTCAGAAACCGCCTCAACCAGACCCGAAAGTGTTGGAAGCGCAGGCAAATATTCAGATTGAGCAAAGCAAGATGAAAGCCGACGAGCAGAAGAACGTAGCGGAGTACAAGCTCAAAGAGTCCGAGTCTCAGCAGAGAATGGCGATTGAACAAGCCAAGCTCGAATTGGAAGCCGAGAAGCTGAAGTTCCAGATGCACATGGAACAGATGAAAGCCCAACCTGAACAACCAGACAACAGCATGGAACAGGTCAATATTCAGGTCCAGGCCGAGATTGAGCAGATGAAACTGCAATCACAAGTTGAAATCGAGAAATACAAGATCGACATGGCCTATCAGCAGGCCATCGAAGTCGCTCAGATCAATGCAGGCGCATCATTACAGGCAGCACAAATGGCAGCATCAGCGCAATACGACCGAAACGAACCGAAATAGCCGGAGGAATAAGCAATGTCCTACAACCGTGGATTTGGCGAGAAGCCGTTCAAGAACCGTGGTCCTATGAATGTTCTGACGTATGATGAAGACGCATTCGGAAACATCACAGGGATGGTGGGGCCGGATGGGATTACGGTAATAAGCACAGCAGGGAAACAAGATCAGATTAAAATTGCAACATTTGGCGATTCACGCGCAAACACATCATTTATCCACAATGGAAGCGTTGCAACAGGATCAGTGATTAACAACAATCGTGTTGCCGTTTCCTTGTGTCAAGTGCGGCCTGATATGCGGATCGTTTTTAATGGCGGCGTTTCGGGTGAAAGTACATCATCATGGGACACTGCGCGTGGCTCAAGTCAGGCCGTAAGTAATGTGCTGGCCGCTTCGCCGGATGCGGTTGTTTTCCAATACGGCATCAATGATATTATTGCGTGGAATGGAACCTCACCAACCAAGGCCGCAATGGTTAAGCAAACGGCTGAGTATCTTAAATCAGCCTGCGCTGCTTTCATGGGTTCAGGCGTGTTCGTTGTTTTCGAGTCAATCAACCCAGCCGCGCCTGCCAGCATCAGCTTCATCAACGGAGTGACTGCAGCAGGTGGATATGGTGCGAACTTCGCAGAAAAGAATGACATTCTGATCCAAGTAAATGCGCTAATGAATGCGTGGCTTGCCTCTTGGCCATCGAAGGCATGCTATGTTGATACGTCAGGCGCAACCACCGGAACTGATGGGTACGCCAAGGTAGACGGTTCATACCTTGACGGAACCCATATGAGCGCATACGGCGCGCTCAATGCTGCGCTTCTGGTTGATACTGCAATCCGCTATAAATTCCCGCTCCGCCAAACCTCGCTCCCAACCTTTAACCGCAACGCAATCCCGGGATTTTGGACAAACCCAACGGCAGGACTTGGCGAGGGGATCGCATTCGTTGCCGACACCGGCACATGGTCATCGGAAACCTACAGCATCGACGGTGCCGACCAGATCATCACCATGTCATGCACGGCGCTTAGCGCAGGTGTTGCACGCCGAGAAATTGACATTACCCCGTTGATCGTCGGGGTAGGGGCAAAGGTTCCGGTAACTGCGGGAGATATTATGCAGGCCCGAATTGAATATTCGCTGAGTGACGGGGATGGCGGGAAACCGAACTGTTATGGGATTTCGCTACGCCCGCGTATTTTCTACGATGACGCCAGCAATGAATTCACGGCCATGGGGCAACCATCCGTTACCAACTCGACAGACTGGCCGCGTATGCCATCGCATGACGGTTCGCTGCTGTCCCCCGGTTTGGCCATCAAGGCCACGTTGGCAAGCACCAATATCCTGACCACGACCAAGGTGCAGTTGCTGCTTTATGCGAACACCACGGGCACCACTCAACTGCGCATCCGTAACGCAGAATTCCGCAAGATTGCATAATCACGCACCAGAATAGACCTATCACCCAAACACCAACCCGCTCCGGCGGGATTCAACTAATCACGCACGTTAGAGACGTTGAGGGAACAATGAATCATGCAACAGACGAACAGGACTTGGAGGCTGGGCGATGCGAAAGGCAGTTCAACGCGACGGTACAGCTATTCTGCAAACGCTACGGAGTCGCAGAAGATGAGATACCGAATCTTGTTGAAACGATACGCTGGTCGCATCAACGTCGAGCTGGCATTGCTAAGCTACATTGGAGCGCTGCCATGGGTGTTTTGGGCGCGGTGGTTACTGGGTTAGTTCTGATGATTTGGGAAGGAATCAAGCATACTTTGACGCAGCCGGGGAAATGATGACAACTTTTTGGTTGGTGTCTGAACGTGACCTTACGAACCAGTGCACCAAGTGCTTTT